CTACAGTCCAAGTTACTGCACGGCATCGGTGCTGGTACAATAAACAAACTGCGTCAAATCGCAGGCTTGCCAATCAAAGAAAAAAGAACAACATGGAAGACCGAGGCACAACGCCTCTACAAACTACTAGAACAACATGGAATCGAATACATTAAAGAAAATCAAAAAGAACCCAATCCTTGACCTAGACTTCTACGACCTAGATGTCACAGCATTCTTCTTAAATGCTCATCGCAAAGCGTTTATCGAAGAGATCATGGCGTTTGGTTACTCGAAACCGTCAGCAACCAAGATGGCGGCAAGGATCACTCAAACTATTTCCTTCCAATGTCTGCGCAACCTTTAACGGAAGACTTCTATCGGCAGGCCAATCGTATTGTGCTAGATGCACTTAGGCGTAACATCGTTGTGTTTCCCAAGGATATCGGGGAGCGTAAAGGCTTTAAGTACAGAAAGATTGCGGCAGTCTGTGTGAAATGTGGTATTGATTACGAAAAGAACGTAACCATCCAAAAGTTTTGCCAGCCTTGTGGGGAGATTGAATCCCGCGAAAGATACTTCAGGCGTAAACAGAGAAGACTCGATGCAAAAGCCAAAGCCAAAAAAGAAGCGACAGTATAAGTCAGCCGAGACTAGAGCAAGGCAGCTTGCCGGGTTAGCCAATGTCAAGATCGAGGATCACGTCATGGGCGTACAGATCGAGAAGATCAACGGTAAAGGACTGTTTGCTGGGGTGTCAGAGGAACAGCGTAAGGAGATCCTAGAACTGTACTGCCAAGGGCATGGTAGCCCGTATATCGCAGACAAGGTGGGTGTCTCGTACAATACAGTCAACGAGGTAAGGCAATACTTTTTGGATTACGATTCTCAATTTCGAAATTCATATTTCTCGGCAAACCTGAAGGGTAGGATGCAGACCCTAATCGACGGAGCCATGAAAAGGGTAGAAGATACCCTGCCAGAGATGGCCCCTAAAGACGCCGTGCTGACCTTAGGCGTGACTCTGGATAAGTACATGGCCCTAGAGAAGAATAAGGCACCAGAACAGCTCCACCAGCATGTACACCTGCACGCTCATGGAGAGATAGGGGACTTGTTCAATCAGGCTTCGAAACCAAAATGAAAATGAAAATGAGATTTCAAATTTGAAAAATAAAACGATCTATTGCCCGGTACTTGGGCACTCTTTGGAGTACACGCAGTTCCTGGACGAGGCAAAGCGTATTGCAACTCAACTGCAAAAGGCTCATCATGATGGCTTTGTAAAAGACGCAACGTGCATAGACGCCAGACGGCTGGCCGTCGCGCTAGCAGTGTTCCAGGGCGATGTCGATGAAATTCTTGTGCCGATTAAAGAAGAGGACAGTAGGGAACGATGGGAAGCCTTAAGAGCTTCCCTAAGCGAAAAGGCAAAAGGGTAAGGAAAAGAAAAGGGAAGCGCGAAGGCTTCCCCAGTCTTTTGATTTAAGCTGACAGGAAAAGGCTTATAGCCCCATTTTTTCCAGGTAGTCTCCTACCGATTGAACGCGAAAGTTTTGCGTTTTATAGCAAAAGAGAAGCGTAGGCTGATAAGTCTCTCCAATGTTGACGTATGCCATCAAAGGGAATCGGAAGTCTGCGCCATCTATCCCTTCAACTCCGTGTCCTTGTAAGAATTCATTCACGCACGAAAGCACGCGCTCCACCCAATTGGGAGCATGGTAGCATTGCTCTATCCATTCGAATGTTAAAGGGAAAAGAGTTTCGTCCCGAGTCTTTTGCTCTTTTTTGATAAGAGCCCGGATTAGCTTTGCCTTGTCCCTTTCAAGGTGAAGGCTCTCGCAAAGTGTTTTGATGCTTGGGGCTCTCACAGTGCTTCAATCTCCTTTCCAGCTTTAACCTTCCAAGCGTCAATTCGCGCCCTGTACATTAAATCCGTTTCGATTGCCTTTGATACGATTCTATCAGCCTTTTCTTCTGCTTGTTTTAAAAGGCCTTCACTGGTCTTTTTTGCCCCTTCAATCAAGTCACTAGCACGCTGGCCAGCTTCGAAAAGACTTAACGTGGGGATGTAATCACTCCGGAGAGCGTTCTCTAGTTCAATCAAAAGAGAACACAGGGCTCCCTTTGAATAGCTTTCAATTGGCAAAGACTCCGAAAAATCTTTCCATGCGTCTAACTCTTGCTTTTTTGTCATGATGTTTAGTTTGTTTTATTGAAGCATAAATGCTTCCTTCCCACCCCTTGCAATTGCAAAGAATGGGAATGGAAACACTTTGAAAGCTTAAGCTTTAGGAAACAAAGGCCTTGCAAGCAAATAAAGCAAAGCTAAAGAGCAAAGCAAAAGACTTCCGAATATGTATGCTTCGGGCTGTAAGGCAAAAGCCTTCAGGCCTCCCATATCAAACAAAGCCAAGCCAAGCGTGCAAAAAAAAATGGGTGTTCTCATGATTCAACCTCCTCTGTTTCATCTGACTCCGGAAGATTTAATTGAATGTCATCAACCCAGTGTTCAGCGATTTCACGCCAATCGATTCTTGCTACTGCTCCGGACAATAGATCAGCAATCAAAGAGCCAGAAGGGATGTTGGCTTGTTCCAAGAGTTCATCAAAAAGGCTTTCAAGCTGTTCTGTTAAGGCGTCCACAGCCTCTTCTCTTGTATCTGCGTCGATTGATTCAATAGGACACTCATTCCACCAAAGTGGTACGAGCCAAGTTTCACGATTTCGCCAGCCGTTATAAGTATTATTTTCCATAGTGTTTATTTTTTTTAATCGATAATAAAAGAGGCATTATGCCAGTGTATAAACGGTTGCTTTAAATTCCTTTCTTCAAATCGAAAAGAAGCACATTCCGGGAATTCTTGGCTTAATTGAGAGACTAATTCTTCAGCCTGCTCTTTTCCTAGGATAACCGCAACTAAGTCGTCTCCGGTATATACGTCAAATAGTTTCATATTAGTTTGTTAGAAGCTGAGACTGTCCGAAGGGGTAAGAAAGAGGACGATACAAGCTGACCCAAAGCGAAGGGATAGCAAGTCCGAGTACTTCTCGGATGTATGCTTTCCAGTTAAGCCAAGGGCTTTTTTGGCTGCTCTGATTGCTCCTGATGGAGTTGACGCTTTAACTTGCCCGCGACGTACCCAACTATAATTGGCCTCCCCGCCGAAGGTGTCGGTCAGTTCGAAGTCCCAAGCGAAGGGTTTTGTTTTTAGTTTCATGATGTTTACTTGGTTGCGAGTTTGGCGCGCTTGTATGCAAGGATGGCCTGCATTGCCTCTATAACCCTTCCACACGCTTGCAAGCGGGGTTTTCCAAAGGTTCCAGCCTTGGTAATGGCAAGCAAAGCGTCGTGAGCTTCTTGCAGTTCTGCTTCCAGTGTTTCGAGTGTCTTCATTTTCTTTCGTTTGTTTAGTTTATGTCGGCAACATTGCCAACAAAAGCGAAGGTATCCGAAGCAAAGACACTTGCAACAAAAAAGAGAAGAAAAGGGTGAAAAAGGTTGATTGGACAGGGTGAAAAGCGCGCGAGAGACAAGCGAAGGGTGAAGGGCGAAGAGCGGTAGAGAGGAATGCGTTGAAGCGAAGACGGCGCAAACCAAACGCAAGCCAAGTAAACCCTGGGCATTCACGCACTTACATAAGCAAAGCAGCACAAGCATGCGCAAACTCCTGGGGCAGTGCACCATGCAACATGATGGCAAGCAGTGCAACCTGGCTTTTGTATCTGTATCTGTAGCAGTAAGGGGGGGAGGGGGTTCGACTTGGTTCCGGCTGGAAAGCTGCGACGCATTCCCCCCCTCGGATTTTATTTTTACAAATGCGCCCACATGCACTTGACTGCCGCTTTTACTCTGTAAGACTGATGTTGTGTGTGTGTAGAAACGTGACGCGAGCGTGATTGCTCCTTAGCGTGTTTAGGCAGCCTTTGCTTTGGGGAGTGGAGGTGAACTTGAACATGACTAGGCTGGTCTTCCTGTGGAAGGCTGGGCGTCATTTTTTGTGTCGACAGTATTGACGTATGAAGATTGGGCGTATAGTCCAAGAAAGATGACACAAAAGTACGAGTTAAGTGAAAAGAGGGTAAAAGAGGTGTATGGAGACAAGTTTGAGGACAAGTTAGCCCTACTTAAGGAGGGGTTTGACTACATTAAGATCAAAGATAAACGGTGTTTGGCTGGGTTTAAGCGTGTTTACCGGGCTGATCTTCTTGATTCGCTAGAGAAGAAGGTGGGTTTGGAAGAAGATAACGCAAAGATAGACGTACTTCCTATCAAGTTAAGTGAACAAGATGAAGTTATCTTCACTGAAGAGGTACAAAACATCTTTCCAAACACAAGATATGTGCGGGTAAAGAGTGGAAAGACGATTTATGTTGGTGGTAAAGGGACAAGTTTGCGACTTGGCCAGAAGATAAACTACAAAGGAACCACTATGTTTCTAGGTAAAGCGCAAAGCTAGGCCCTAGCTTTCCTTTCATCTTCATCTTATCTTCTTCTTTCTGTCGCTCCCTTTGGTCGCTCTCGCTTCGCTCGTTAGTTAATCTACTAAAGAAGAAAACCTCACCAGAACCAGAGACCTGAGTGAGCATAAGTAACCCTGTCAAAAGTGACATTAAAAAGAAAAGAAAATCTTTTTAGGAAGTTACTTAAGCTCACCGCAAGAAGAAGTGACACTCACCGTCACCGTCGCCTTTCGTTTCGCTTTTACCAAGTCACGCGCAGAGGGTACCCGAGTCAACCTACGCTAGTCTTCTTTCGTGGACTACTTGGAAGTATCGGGCTCCCAGCTCCCGAGTTATTAATCCCCCCCGGTTTTCATGCAAGGGGAACCTCTCCTTCACCTGTGGCTCGCCTTACGCGACTATCCAGAGGCTACACGGCAGATCTATTTTGACCTGCGAGGTAAACATAGCTACATAATGGCCCATGTCAATGACAGAAGAGCAAAAAAATAAGCTGATAGAGAAAATTTTAAGGTTCAAGCTGACGGATCACCCTACTTTGCCTAGACCGGACGAGGAACAGAGAAGGGCAATGATCGAGAATGTTGGCCCTGAGAAGGTGATGGAGTTGTTCATCATTAGAGAGAACAGGGCCAAGGCAGAGGCGGAAGATCCGCACAGGTATGGGGCAGACTTGGAGCCTTGGAAAGATGCTGATGATTTATTGACTAGGTTTAACGAGGTTGTGGCACTTGGGGGTAACCGGGCAGGTAAGACTGAGTGGGCTGCTAAACGGATGGCACAGGCGTTTGTGGGTGCGGACTTGTCTGGAACAGTACCACATTGGATTAGTGAACGGATACAGCAGAGAGGCTTGCGCATTTGGTGCCTGCATACGTCTAACCAGACTAGCATTTCGATGCAGCAGATGGTCTTTTACAAGTACCTGCCGAAAGAACTTAAGAGTGCCAAGCGCAACAACAACATCCATGTCAGCTTTACCCAGAAGAACGGCTTTTCAGACAACACGGCTGTTTACATGCAGAACCAGATTTGGTTCTTAAACTACTCTCAGGATATTAAGGTGGTTGAAGGCGGCGAAGTTGACTTTATTTGGTGCGATGAAATGGTGCCAAAAGACTGGCTGGATACGCTTCGATACCGTCTGGTGACCCGGAACGGCAAGTTGATCGTCACCTTTACCCCAGTACAAGGCTATACCCAGACTGTTAAAGACTACATTAACTCAGCAAAAATTACACATTGGAAAGAGAGTGAACTACTTCCAAATAATAACGTGCTGAGTGTTCCTGCTGGCAACATGCCGTACAAGGCTGAGAACATCTATGGGAGACACGCCTGTATCTGGTTTCATTCCAAGTTAAATCCCTACAACAACTGGGAGCGCATGAAGCAGGAGCTTAAGGGAAGAAGTTCCAATGAGCTTAAGATTCGTGCCTATGGGTGGGCAGACCAGACTGCGGGTACGGAGTTTCCTTACTTTGGCGAGGTAAACATCTTTAAGGGGGATGTCATGGAAGTTGCACCTGAAGGGACAAACTACATGGCGATGGATCCTGCTGGAGCGCGAAATTGGTTCATGTTGTGGGGCAGGGTAGATGAAGATGATATACTATGGATCTACAGGGAATGGCCTGACCAAAGTTACGGCGAATGGGCGTTGCCAAGCGATAAGCCTGACGGTAGACCCGGCCCTGCACAGAGAAGTGGAGCAGGAAGAGGTGTAAATGAGTATAGCGAACTTATTTGGGGAGTAGAAGCCCAAGGAGATAAGCGTGAAGAGATTGCTGAACGCTATATTGACCCTAGAACTGCCGGAACAGAAACAATTACCAAGGAAGGTGGAATTACAATTGTAGACCTATTTGCCGAGGCTACAGTTCCTTTGTACTTGCAGGCATCTGCTGCGGTTCCTGTCGAGGAACGGGTTCTTTTGATTAATGACATGTTGTGCTACGACAGAGAACAGCCGTTGGTTAAGGGGCGTAATCATCCTAAAATAATGGTACATGAATCTTGTCAAAACTTGATTTATAGTTTAAGGGAATGGACTGGGGCTGATGGACAGAAGGGTGCTAGTAAAGATCCTATTGATGCTTTAGGCTACCTTGTGGTCATGCAACCCAAGCACTACGGCGGCGAACAATGGGAGAAGCAGATAAGACAAATGTCGAAATGCGGCTCCTATTGAACTTCTTTTATCTATGTATTCAGCTTCTTCTGATCCTCTGGCTATTGCGACAAATGTCCCTGATGTGGGAGATTTGCTAAGTGAATATGGGCGCGCAATGGTCAACTCCACTCAGGGGAACCTGACCACCAAGTTTGACGATATCCGCTTTGCACGCTGGGCTGGACAGAGTGATGACGGGAAGAAGCACAGCAACCTCCGCAACGAAGGTGACCCAGCTTGGCCGTTTGAAGGTGCTAGTGACGTTCGCAATCGCCTGATCGACTCAACTTGTAATGAGTTGTCTTCGCTTCTGGTAACGGCCTTTGAACGCTCGAACATCCGGGCTGATGGGGTGGAGTTAAACGACACCTCGATAAGCGGGATTGCAACTACGCTTCTTCAATGGATTCGCGACAATAAGATGCCGCTTGAGCTTCGCAGGGAGGCTGAACTTGGCGCCCAGTACGCTTTTCAGTACGGTTGGACAGCTTTCTTTATTGGCTGGAGACAAAACATCAGCAAGCGTGAACAGCAGGTGACTATGCAGGAAGTCATGGCTATCGCTGAGCAGAGTGGCAGTCCTACACTCATGCAGTTGCCTGAACTTATTATGCAACAGTCCGAAGAGGCTGCTGCTATCATTCAGGCTGCTGTACCCGGCACCACGGAATCCGAAGCAAAACGGATGGTTAAGGAGCTAGCCGAAACTGGCGCAACAACTCGTGACGAGGAGTATGTCAGCAAGAACTTGCCTGAAATCATTGCTTTGAAGCCTTGGGACGAAATCCTTTTCCCACCTGAAGCGGCAGACTTGCAGCGTTCTCGCGTGATTTTCCGCCGGACTTGGATGTCTGAAGTTGAGATTCGCGAAAAGATTACTACCGAAGGCTGGAACAAGGATTGGGTGGAACTTGCAGTGCAGATGGCAGGCAAGAGCAGTACGGTGTACAACACGAACATCCTGCCAAGTACAGAGATGTTGGTATATAACGGCCTGAACTACCAGAACATGATCGAGGTGGTTTACTGCTACACCAAGAGCTTAGATGGCAAGGCTCCGTGTATTTACTACACTGTCATTTGCCCTCAAGCGGCAGTTGATCATCGTAAGGAAAGGATCTCATATGCGATTCATGAGAGGTTGGATTACGCTCACGGAGAGTATCCGTTTGTGGAGTTTCGTCGCGAGTGCATTCGTCGTGCCATTACTGATTGCCGTGGTGTCCCTGAACTTGCTCACACAGATCAGGACGAGATTAAGGCACAGCACGACTCCATCCGAGATCATACTGCCTTCTCAACCCTTCCACCCATCAAGGTCGTTAAGAGAATTGGAGCAATCAACAAGGTTGGGCCGGGTGTATCTTTGCCAGTTGTAAATCCAACGGACTACACGTTCATGGATCCTCCAGCTCGCGAGCCGAATGTGGCTTTTGAGCTGATTAAACGGGTTGAAGCAAGTCACGCAGCTTACTTTGGCACGATTAATCCGTTTGTTGCGCCTCAAAAGACTCAACTTACCCAGCAAGCACTTGTAAACTCTTGGCTTTTGACTTGGCGCAGCATCTATCGACAGATGTTTGCGCTTTGTTGCCAGTACATGAGTCCTGAAGAAATTCAGCGCATCACTGGCGGACAGTTGCCTCAGAGCTTGTCTGAAATCCACAATGAGTTTGATCTGAGCGTCAAGTTCGATATCATGGATCTTGATAAGGAGTACATTGCCCAGAAGATCGACTTCCTTACTAAGGTTGCACAGATGGATACAGGTGGCGTGCTAAACCGCAACAAACTCACAGCAATGATGATCCAGGCTGTGGCACCTGAGATGGCGCAAGAACTTATCCTGAATCCTCAGGACGCAAGTCGTCAGATGTTCAAGGATGTGCAGAGTGATATCGGCATGATGTTGCTTGGCAACGAGGCGCTGTATCAGGAGAATGATCCTACCGCACAAACCAAGTTGCAATACGCACAGCAGATCTTGCAAGCCAACCCGAAAGCACAGGCGGCACTCCAGCAGGACGAGAACTTTAAGGCGCTCTTTGAGAACTACGTTAAGAGCCTTGAAATGTCTGTAATGCAACAGCAAAACGCTCAAGTTGGCCGAATCGGCGTAACTCCTGTATCTCAACAATGACGGAAAATCAAAAGACAGCATTTGGATTTGCAGGCAAAAACCTGCTTTGGAGCGAGATTGTGAAGCATTTAAATGAGGTGCAAACAGGTCTAACGCTTCAGGCTATTTCACAATCCGCTAAAGGAGAAGATAGAATACATCTTTGTGGGCAAGCTGATGCGGTTAACTACGTTATATCGTCTTTGATAAGTATGAGACAAGAGGCGAGACAATTAAATGGCTTGACTCCTGACGAAGATTTGGCATAACGCCACTAACGGGCTAACCAGCGTTACTGGTTTGATTAAATAAGGACTTGCTACCTTTTAGCATGATAAAGACTAACTCACAGCCTGATTCCGGGAGTCAGGAGGCAGCAAATGTACCCGTTGCAAATAACCTCGGAGCGATTGATGGAGACAGTTTAACTGATTTCATTAAATCAAATTTCCTTGACGAGGAAGGGGCGGCTCCAGCCAAAGAGGAGCAGCAGGCTGAACTTGAAGCGGAGACTGAGGAGCCAATTGTGGACTCGGAAGTGGAAGCTGAAGAAGAAGCCGATCAACCCGCTGAAGAAGAAAGCGAGGCTGATGAAAGTCCGTTAAGTAAGGGTGTCCAGAAGCGTATCAACAAATTGGTTGCCGCGAAAAAGGCCGCTCAAGCTGAACTGGAAGCGCAGAAAGCTGAGTTGTCTAAACTACAACAAGAGCTTGAGGCTGCAAAGTCTTACGCTCCTGAACCTAGAGTAGACATTTCCGATGCAGTCCAACGCCTAACCTCGATTGAACAAATCAGGAAAGAGCATAAGAATGCAGTGGATATGATCTTGTGGTGCGAAAACAATCCAGATGGTGGAACTTTAAAGACATCAGATGGCACTGAGCATGAGCTTAGTGATGTTGAAGTTCGCAACATTAAGCACTTAGCAATCACGCGAAAAGAAGTCGAATTGCCTGCACGTGCTGAATATATTCAGCATTACGCACAAGCGAAGGCTAACGCAATTAAGGAGATGCCATTTTTGACAGATCCTAAAAGCGAAAAGTATCAGGTTGTGCAACAGGTATTGAAAGACTTTCCAGAGCTGAAACGTAGGCCAGATTTTGAGTGGCTTGCTGGAATATTTGCACTTGGGGCTGAAGTAATGGCATCCAAGCAATCAGCAAAAAAGACAGCAGCGCCAATTAAACGCGCCCCAGCGCAACCTACAGTTAAAGCTGCCCCAGCTACAGTATCTCAATCGGACTTACAGAAAGCCAAGCAATCCTTTGCGAAGGATTCTTCGATGCGCAGTGTTGAAGACCTCATTAAAGCAATGGACTTAGTTTAGTCCTTAACAACCCAACCTTATTTAGTTTATGGCAATTCTTACTGAACCTAATCTTAGTGGCCGTGGTAAACGCGAAGACTTGGCTGACATGATCAGCATGGTTGACGCAAAAGACACGCCTTTTACGTCTATGGCCCGTAAGGGCAGCAAGCCCGGAAATATGTATTTCCGCTGGCAGGCAGACAGCAATCCTGCTCCCAAAATCGGGGGTACGGTTGACGGTACTGATGTGCAGTCCACCGATTACACCAACTTCGACGTTGGTTATCGTGCGGAACTTGCGAACTACGCGCAGGTTTTCCGTATGGATCCTGTCCGTGTGTCCAAACTCTCCACTGACATTGCCCAAGTGGCTGGTGTCCGTGATGAGCTGGCATACAACGTCAGCAAGTCCATCCTTCAGTGCAAACGTTCGATTGAGACGACTCTCTGCTCGAACCAGACTGCACAGCAGGACAACGGATCTGTTCCTTACCTCACGGCAGGGATTCAGACTTGGATCAGCACCGCTGGAACCGGAACGCCAACCCCCGGCGACATCCCTTCCATCTTCCGCACTCCTACGGATTCGATCCTGACTGGCGCATCCAGCGCGATGACGGACACGGCTGTGCAGGGGTTGCTCAAGAGCATCTACAACCAGACTGGTCAGTATCGCTCCTATGACGCGATTGTTGGCACGGATCTGAAGCGTGCGTTCACGGGCCTCCTTGGCACTACCGCTCTGACCACTACGTCCACCAGTGGCGTTTTGGCAGCAGGCGCAACCAAGGTGCAAACCTTTCAACGCGATGCTTCTGCAGAAGCTTACATCCAGTCGGTCGATGTGTTTCAAGGTGACTTTGGCACTGTAAAATTGCACCCCACTGTGTTTCTCGGGACTATTACTGGTGGTGCATGGACAGTTACCCCGTACAAAGGTCTTGTGCTGAACATGGACTTGATCGAAGTGCGTTACGGTGGGAACGTCGCTGCTGTTGAAGCTCTGCCGAGTTTCGGTGGTGGCCCTGCTCGCCTCGTTGAAGCGGTTTGCGGTCTGGTTGTCGGGAACCCATTGGGTCTTGGCAAGTTTGACTTCAGCTCGTAGGCCTTCTGAGCGACACCTGCCAGTACGCGATCAAGGTTGCGTTTCTATAAGTGGTGTGACACTCTGGAGAGACAGAGACAACTTTGCGACACCTGCCCTGCTGGCTGGCAATGGCACGACCGGGATTTCTCGGTCGCCGTAGTGGTGTGACTAGATGGAGAGACATCCTCGTCGGCAACGCGACATGAGGCGTTGTGGTGAACGCACACCGGAAGTGGCGTGACGCCTCGGAGAGACGAGGACAATTTTGCGACACCTGCCATTCTGGATAGCTCAGAGTGCATGGTCTGGGAATTCCCGGACGAAGAGTGGTGTGACATCTGGGAGAGATACCAGCCACTTTTATGATTAACATTGACCCTAGCCTAGCTACTGCAATGGAAGCCGAGTTTCGGCGTGGATGGCAAATGAGACGAGTGCGTGCTGAAGTGCAGTCTAAACAAGCTGCCAAGTTCGCGCAGATGCGCCACAAATCCATTGAAGGATTAGGCCAAAAGATGGGCAGCATTCCCGGTGACGCCTATCACTTCTGGGGCCATAAACTTGGTTATCAGTGCTGGGAAGACAAAAAGTTTCTTGCTGAATTTTGGCGTGATAACCCTCAATGCAAAGTAAACTCTGGCGGCACAAAGGAAATTAGTGTAGGCTGGGTTCCGTCTACCAACTTTAGATCCCGCACTGTCTATCAATGAAGACTGTTCCGTTTAGTGACATCCTTGCGTCCGTTTGCCAACTTGTTGGTCTGGATCGCACCACGCTAAACGATAAGGCATTCGGGGCAATCCGCGACTTTACAGGACGCAGGCTGTCTGTGATCTGGGATCGTGAGGAATGGCCGGATGTGCAGCGGTACTTGTACACTTGGCCGGGCATGCCTGTGCAGTCTATTCAGGCCTCTACAAACAAGCTTTCAACGGAAACGGATGAACCGCTTGAGACTGAAGACGCGGAAGATCTTCTTACACAAAACGAGTTAAACACAAACACAACTCGGATTAACTTTGATACAAACTTCAAGCGGGTTTACTTGCAAGACTTCGAGAATGACGCCTACAAAAAAGGCACAATATCAGAATCTTACGTTAAGTTTTTAAACCCATTTTACGGATTCACATATGAATCTGAAGATGTTTTAACTTCTATTGCTGACAACCAGTACAATTTTACCTACCTCACGGCAACTGACGAACTCGGAGAGTACATCACGGCAATTGACATTGAGACTGACTTTACGCAGACAAATTATTTTACATATGCCGGGCCAAACGGGCCACTTACGACAAAGGTGTTGTTTTTAGACAATAGACAGTTGTTGATTCAGATTCCACAAGGATCACTTCACGGCCTGAATGTGTTCAATAACGACCCAAGGCAGTCAACGAGGTCTATTCCGGTGCAGTTTATTGTGGAAGACTTTGCGGATCAGACGCCCCAGACATTTGGTGATGACTTAAGCTACTTAAGGACATTTCAGGCAGACCGTCAATTTGTGCAGTACAGGCTGGTTCCGCCGCGCATGTTTGGAGTTAAGTACGACCCGATTGTGAATTACACTGCTGGGTCGCAGGTTTATTTTGATATTGCTCAAAATTCAGGAAGTTACGCGGCAGAAGACAAGACCAAGGCAAGCAACGGCAACTTTTTCTTTGCCAACACAAACGTCACTGCCGGAGTAACACCATCAAGCCAGACATCTGAGATCTGGAAGATTCTTGAGATTCCAGCTAGGTTTCGTGACTACTTGGCAAACTCGGTGTCTGCTGACTTCCTCAAGTCTGAAGGCCGTGCAGAAGAGGCTGTGCTGTTTGAGCAGTTAGCTGAAGCGGCAATTCAGCAGCAGATTGATGTTCTTGTTCGCCAGCAGGGCCAAGTTCAAAAGTTAGACATGGTGTACACTTACTAGCATGATCACTCAATTCATCAGAAAGCGGAACATCAATCCTGCGCTTGACATAAACAAAAACTTTGCCCGAGTTCAAGTGAGAGGTAACTCTAAGACATTTGCGTTTAAGAAAGTAGATGTTCCTGCAAGTGCTCGCATCTTGACACAAACAAATGATTTTCTTAATACTGAAGCTAGTCAGCGCATTAACATTGGTTAACTCATGAGCATTAGAATTTCCGACCTTGAAGCAGCCGTTTCAGTAAGCGATGCTGACATCATTCCAATCGTCCAGAATGGCACAACCAAGAAGGCTGATGTTAGCCTAATCCGTCCTGCGAGTGGCGTTACTGCTGGAACCTACGGGGCTGCGGGTCAAATCCCTCAACTTACCGTAGACACAAAAGGACGCATTACGAGTGCTACTACGGTTTCGATTAGTCCATTAAGCAACCCAACCATCAACGGTTATGTTGAAGGTAATACTAATCTTGGCACTGTTGGAGCATCTCAGACATTAGACATTTCCAGCAGCACGGTTCTTATTGCTACACTTACGGTGGCAACAGCCACAACATTCACAATGCCAGCCCCCGCGCCCGGAAAAGCGTTTACATTGTATCTCAAGCAGCCTGCATCCGGGGCTGTTGGGTCAGCCACGTTTACTGGCGTAAAATGGCAGAATAACATTGCCCCTGTTATTACACAGTTCAATGGCACGCTGGATATTCTTCCGTTTGTCTCCGATGGAGTTAACTGGTACGGATCCTCAGTTCAAAACTTCGTATACTAAGTCGCTATGCCTGACATTAAAATCTCTCAACTTCCCGTAGCCAGCATAGTCAACGATGCTGACATTGTTGTCTTAAACCAAGGGGGAGACACTAAGACCGCCGCAAAGAGCCTTATCGTCGCTGGGTTGGCTACGACAGATCAAATATCTGGATTTACAAGCAGCGCACAGGTCGAAGCTCTGGCATCGGCGCAGATCGCTGCTATCACGCCTGCGTCTATTGGAGCTGTAGCAACCAGTGATGTCATTGCTATCAGTAATGGCGGAACCGGAGCGACAGACGCTGTCAGTGCGCTGACCAATCTTGGCGGGATTACTTCCGCTCAAGTGCCTGCTTTTGATACACAGCAGCTAAATGCTTATGTGCTCAAGTCTGGCTCGACAATGGAAGGTCGCCTTGTCATGGCGGCAACCACGGATCAGGCTAAGGCAAACATTGGGGGCGCTTTGGCTGTCCCTACGCCGGGATCGTCCATTGCAGGTGATGTGTGGATTAGCAACCAGAGCAAGCTGACATTTTCTCCAAGCACAGGAACTGCTGTAACTGTTGCTGGTCTTTCTCAAGCAAACACATTTAATCAGGCGCAGACCATTGGCGTTGGTGGAACAGTTAACTCACTTACCATACAGCAGAACGGGACAGGCCGCGCTGCCACCTTTACCGCTAACAGTTCTGCCCCTGCTGTTGCAATTACACAGTCTGGCACGGGCGCTGCGTTGTCCGTGGATAGCAAGGGAATCTTGTTCTACGACAACACAACTCAGTCTGGAGCAACCCGTCATTACGCAGTAGATTTAGCTGCCACATCGAATCAAGCCGGGACTTCCAATACGGGAGTTACACCAAACACGTTTACCTACGCTACTTTTGGCGGCGTACAAGTTGATCTTATTTCGATTTCTGTTGGCACACTTTTGCTTTTTACTGCACAAGCTGATCCAAAGCAGAATGGGCCTTGGATTGCAACTACCGCAAATGTCTCTGGAGTATCTGGGTTTGTTTTAACTCGCCCAACTTGGTTTAGCGGAACAATTGGACAAGCAGTCACAATTAGCGTCGGTCAAGGCAGCACAAGGTCTGGATACATCTACACCTGCGGAAAAGCCACAAACGGCACGATTGTTGTTGGGTCTAGTGATATTGTTGTTTCAGTTGTTAACTACAACCAGAACGCGCTTACTACTGCGCAGATTACGGGATTTGCGACCACGGCACAGCTTGGTGGCTACGCGACCACTTCGCAGATTGCTGGAATCGCCTTTACCTCACAGTTGTCTGGGTTTGCCACAACTGACCAGCTTGGCGGATATGCAACAACAACCCAGCTTGATGCACTTCAACCTGCGTTGACATCTGCCGCGCCCCTTGCGCTTTCGCAGGGTGGAACTGGAGCAACGACTGCTGTTGCTGCGTTGTCTAATCTTGGGGCACTGTCTGCTACGGCTGCTGCTGGCGGAGATCTGTCTGGCAACTACCCGAACCCAACGGTCGCAAAGCTGCAAGGCATTTCTGTCACCAACGTAACTCCGCTCGATGGGCAGGTGCTACAGTACGATACGGCAACGTCAACTTGGATAGCGGGAGCAGTGCCAAATGGTGGATCTGGTGGCGGAGGACAGATGTTCTTCTTCAACTACAATACGGCAGCAGACGCGCCAACGACCGGGCTTCCCACAACGCCAACGCTTGTTAAAGAACTGGGCCGCGTATCAGACACGACTGGAACTAGTTATACATCTGGTGATTTGTCTACAACTGGATATGACCTAGTGGTCCACTTTGTCACTGATGTTCTAGATCCGAATATCACAGCCATCCCAGCCGGGTTGTTTGACTTTAACTTCTGGGCGTCATCAACTGGAACTACATCAAATGAGACAATCGTCCAGCTTAAGGTGTTCAAGTATGACGGCACGACTGCAACACTACTTGCCACATCAGACGACATCTCGATTTACGATCCAACGGTAACTGCACAGTACATCGCTTCGGTGGTATTGCCGCAGACAACTGTTGCGCTCAATGATCGTTTGTACATCCAGTTCTTAGGGAAAGCCACACAGAACAATAAGACGATCACGTTTAACTTTGGCGCAACACAGCCTTCGCACGTTCACACAACCATCCCATCTGTGGGCGGCAGTGGCCTCGTAAAGGTCATCAATGGCGTGTTCCAGTCTCCAGCATCGAAGCTGCTTAACGAAGATGTAGCTACCAACGCGGCTATCTCGCTGAGCAAGCTAGCCATGTCTGAAGTAAGTGTCCTTGCAGGGAACGGCTTGACTGGTGGGGGCGACCTTTCGACGAGCCGCACGCTTGCACTAGCTACTACTGGGATCTCTGCCATCACCGCAGGGTCATCCTCGGTAGTGCCTGTTATTACGACCAACATCTACGGTCAAATCACCGCGCTTACAACTGAGGCCATTGCTGTTGGCGGATCTGGCACGGTAACGTCCATTACGGCTGGCACGGGCCTTACAGGTGGCACGATCACGACAGACGGCATCATTGCCCTTGAGACTGCTGGGCCGGGGGTGCTGTCGAACGTAGGTTCCAGCGCAGCGGTGCCAGTCATTAGTGTAGACGCTTACGGTCGCATCAGCGCACTTGAGACGGCTTCCTTGTCGCAGCTTGGCGCTGGCACGGTTACGAGCATTGCGATGACAAGCCAAGTGTCTGGCCTGTCATTCGCGCCAACAAGCGCAATCACTGACAATGGCACATTCAACCTGACTGGTGTGCTGGACATCAGCAATGGTGGAACAGGCGCTACAACGGCTGTAGCAGCCCTTAGCAACCTCGGCGGCATCACCACTGACGCACTGTCTGGGTACGCTTCTACGAGCCAGTTGGCGGCCTATCAGCCTGCACTTACGACGGCTGCTCCGCTTGCGATTAGCCAAGGTGGAACGGGAGAAATTACGCAAGAGACTGCTCGCGTAGCAATGGGTGGATTCCAGCAGGTGGATTACTATATTAGTGGCGCAATTGCAGGCGCGATGACAACGTCTGGAATCAACGTATTAACTTACACTACTCCTGTTGCACTTGTAATTGAAGGTGTAACAACGGCGGCTGTGGGTGATACGGTTTTTGTTGGTGGACAGACAACCCTTACAACCCCTAACACTGCAGCAAATGGCCCATGGGTTATTACAAGAGTTGGAACTGCAAGTGTCACAACAGAATTGACGCGCCCATCATGGTTTTCTGGAACGGTAAAAAATAACACTGTATGTGTTATTAAATATGGCAATGCAAGCGCCGGAACTGCAAGAGCTGCTATTGGTCCAACAACCACAACAAAAACAGACATTACAGTTGGAACAACCTTAATAACTGCACCTCTTATCTCTTCTAGAAACAGCAATGCAGTTACTAGTGCCAATACATTTAATGGGCGGCAAACGTTCCCACTTAATAGCGCCACAGTTAACCCAATCAGCTTTAGCACGGCAGCGGCTACATTGCTGTCCACGCGGCAGCTTGGTGCGATTGAGTGGGATAACCAGCAGCTCTACATCACTTCGTCCACGCAGTTTGCTTTGCTTAACCGCAACCCAATTGCTACGGCTACGGTGCTAATCAACGCGCAGACTGGCACAAGCTACACACCCGCTCTAGCTGACGCAGGCAAGCTCATCACCGCAAACAACGCTGCTGCAATTTCGTTAACAATTCCAGTAGATGCAACGCCAGACATTCCTATCGGCACACAAATCCTTGTGATGCAGCTTGGCGCTGGTCAAGTGACAGTTTCGGCGGTTACACCGGGTACGACTGCTGTAAACAGCAAGAACGGCACGAAGACCTCTGGACAATATGCAGTCATTTCGCTAATCAAAGTGGCCGCAAATAGCTGGGTAGTTGGTGGCGATGCAACAACGTAATTTATGTTCTCTTCTATGTTATCTTTACTCGGCAGTCTCAGGCGCGGAAACTTTGTTACGAACTCACTTCGGTTTCGGTCAAGTGCGTCTGCCTTTCTAAGCAGGACGTTTGCAGCGCCAACAAGCTCAACCGTCTTTACTTGGTCTGCATGGGTAAAAAGAGGAGCATTGACAGGCGCATACAGGTTGTTTGGAGCAAGCACCAACACGTTTCTTACGTTTAATAATTCAGATCAATTAAGTCTGAATCTTAATGGAATTTCTGCTGCTGCTTCAACGGCTGTATTTAGAGATCCATCTGCTTGGTATCATATTGTTTATACTCAAAATGGAGCAGCTCAAACGATTTACGTTAATCAAACACCCGTTGCTACAGGGACAACTGCAAATACTGTTTTTAACACTGCGATTGCCCATCAGCTTGGAGCAGCAAATACTGCAAATTACTTCGACGGCTACCTCACAGAAGTCAACTTCATCGACGGTCAAGCACTAACTCCATCGTCCTTCGGTCAAATCGAGTCCACGACTGGCGTGTGGTCGCCCAAGCAGTATGTTGGCACCTACGGAACAAACGGGTTCTACCTAAAGTTTGGCAATACGACATCACTAGCGGCCCTAGGAACAGACACCTCTGGGAATGGCAATACTTGGGCCGTAAACAACGTGTCATTGACGGCTGGCGGGACATACGACAGCATGCTGGATGTTCCGGCGAACTACAGCGACAGCGGGAATGGCAGAGGGAATTATGCGGTGCTGAATCCGTTGGATAGAATAACTACAGCTACACTAGCTGCTGCAAATCTTGAAACTACATCTGCTGCTGCTCAAAATATTATTGGCAGCATGTCAATGAATAGTGGCAGTTGGTATTGGGAAATTGCATATAGCGCAGCAACAGCATCTCAGCTTGTTGGTGTTTATAAGGCTGCTGCAACAACAGTTGCAGTCACTCCAACAACCAGTGTAATTGGGCTTCGCTTTAATGCAGATACCGGTGCATTAGATTATACCGTTAATGGGTCAACGTATACGTCGATTGCAACAGGTCTTACTGGAGGTGGATATTTCCCGTATGCTGGATCATTAACTAACGCAAAGGTTATTTATGCCAACTTCGGTCAACGCCCCTTCACCTACACGCGCCCCGCTGGCTTCCTCGCGCTTAACACAAACAACCTGCCTACACCGTCCATCGTCAATGGAGCCAACTTCATGGCTGCCACGACGTACACGGGCACGGCTGGCGTGCAATCAATCTTAAACACGGTGAATGGCGTGTCGTTCCAGCCGGACTTTGTGTGGATTAAATCACGGACGCCTGGAGCTACAAATCATGCACTATTCGATTCTGTGCGGGGAACTGGAAAGTATCTTTCATCTAACTTGAGAAATGCTGAAACGACCAACGCAAACACGTTGACGGCTTTTAGCGCAAACGGATTTAGCCTCGGAACGGACACGACACTGGTCAACGCAAGTGCAAACTCGTACATTGCTTGGCAATGGAAGGAGAGTATACAGGCTGGATTAGATATTGTATCATTTACAACTCTGGCATCTGGAACTCAAACTATAAACCATTCACTTGGTGTTATTCCAGCGATGTATTTTATAAAATGCATAGGCGCAGAAAGTAATTGGGCGCTTTGGCATAAAAGTTTACCATCGAGCACCGCAAGTTTCTTAAATATTAATTTTAGTGCAAATCCTCCAGATGATGCTGGCATATGGGGAACTGGACCAACCTCTTCTGCTATTCAGGTAGAGATAGGAGCGGCTGCGGATCCATCTCAGCCATACATTGCTTATTTATTTGCTGAAATTGCAGGATTTTCTCATTTTAGCAGCTACACAGGAAATGGGTCGGCTGCTGGTCCGTTTGTGTTCTGTGGGTTTAGGCCAAGATTTGTAATGATTAAACGGACGGATGCGGCTGGTGATTGGCAATTATATGACACGACTAGGTCAAATGGAAATGTAGTAACAGCTACACTTGCTGCAAATTTGACAAACGTAGAGGGAAGTTTTGCTTCTGGTTATGATATTGATTTATTGTCAAATGGATTTAAACTACGCGCTTCCGGTAATGTGATTAATGCAATGGGCGGAACTTATATCTTTGCAGCCTTCGCGGAAGTGCCCAGCAAGTACGCTCTAGCTCGATAACTTTATGCCAAGAAAATCCGTATCACTTGCAGTAGGACGCGGCGAAAAGCTGCCTGTGTCTAAAGGTGCAGGCCTGACAGCAAAAGGCAGGGCCAAGTACAATCGAGCTACTGGCAGCAACCTGAAGGCTCCTGCACCTAACCCAAAGACAAAGGCTGACGCTGGCAGGAAGAAGTCCTTCTGTGCTAGGATGGCTGGTGTCGTAGCCAAGGCTAAAGGCCCGGCAGAACGGGCTAGAGCAAGCATGCGGAGATGGAAGTGCTAATATGAAGAAAGGACTCTACTCCAACATCCACGCCAAACGCGAGCGTATTGCTGCTGGCAGCAAAGAGAAGATGCGCAAACCCGGCACTAAGGGCGCCCCGACAGCGAAGGCGTTTAAACAAGCCGCGAAGACCGCCAAGAAGAAGTAAGTATGGACGAGTTTGTCACCAAAGTTCTTACTCACATCTTTGACCAAGGCTTAACGGTGTCGCTCCTAGCACTGGCGCTGTATTATCTGCACAGTAAACTAAACAAACTAGAGGTAAAGATCTCGGAGTGCGAGCAAGATAGGCTCAAGCTTTGGGAACGAATTGCCCAACTCCACGATTGATATGAAAGAATACCTCAAACAACCATCTACTTGGCTTGGACTTCTTAAGTGGGTTCTGGCCGGATTTGGAGTAAAGACTGGTCACGTTGACGCTGTAGGCGCTGCTGCGCTAACCATCATTGGCACATACGACATTATCCGTAACGAAAAACGGTGATCGACGAACGGTCAGCTAAACACATCCTAACCCTGCTCCCTGAAGTACAGGGCGCATTTACGGCTTTTTTGCTTGATGCTAAAGAGTTGGCAGCCAAAGACGGCTTGGATTACAAAGTTATCTGCGGCACCCGATCATGGGATGAACAAGCTGCTTTATACGCCAAGGGGCGCACTGCGCCGGGGCCAAAAGTAACCAATGCCAAACCGGGATCCAGCATGCACAACTTCGGACTTGCCATCGACTGTGGCGTGTTCAAGGGCAAAGTGTACATGGATGGCAGCACACCCGCTGACGCAAAGATCGCTGATTTTATGCATAAGCACGCCTCCACACTCTGCGCCAAGCACAAGCTCCGTTGGGGTGGCAACTTCAAGTCTATTTACGATGCGCCTCATTTTGAGTATGATACTCCTTATTCTCTTGCTGATCTGCGTGTTCGCTGGGCCAAGGGACAATCTTTAACTGCTTAATTTTATGCCTAAATCAATGAAATCCCTGCTGATGATCCTTGGCGGCCCTGCCGTTGACAAAGGCCGCTCCTGCCCCGAATGCGACTCTCCAATGGAATCCAATGGATGCTGCCCTGAGTGTGGGTATGGCGAGGAAGAGTACGAAGAAGAAGGCGAGGAAGAAAGCGAAGATGAAGGTCATATGGAGCGCATGGTTGAACTGCGTGACGATCTCCAGCGGGTTGTAGACAAGCTCAGTAAGCTCATTTCCTAATGGCAGAAGAACTTCAAGCTGAAGGTGACGACATGTTTATTGGCTTTGCTAGTAGGCTTGATCCTGCCAACTTGAAGCCCGGCATGCTACAGGCCAGCTTTAACACTCGCTTGCAGCGTGGGATTGCCCAGCCTCGTAAAGGCACCAAGCGTCTTACGGATAATGATCTTATCAACCTGACGATGGTTGGATCGGGCCTGTACGTTGACGACGCGGGGCGTGACAATATCGTGCTGGTATTTACGGATAAGATGTACCTGTACAGGCCAGCTCAAGGGGCAGATCCTGAATTTTTAAGTGATGCGTATCCATTTCCTGCCAATAGAACAATTGCAGTAGGTGGTATCTGTGATGTCGTTACAGCACTCAATAAGATCTATATCTTTCGAGGCAAGTACGATAAGACGACATTTGCCACAACACAATCTAACGCAAGCATTGCAATTGGAGCCACTGGTACAATTACAGTAACAACGCCCACAGCTCACGGGTACTCTAACAACGACGAAGTCACTATAGGATACACAAGCAGCACTAGCGCATTTCAGTCAGTTACTGGCAGTTATGTGATTACTGTTACTGGAACAAATACATTTACATTCCAGTACAAAAACGAAACTGCTGCAATTTATATCGCGCAATCTGGTCAAACGGGATGGACAGCTCGACGAGGCAAGCCGCCGCTTATTTGGCAGGATGGAATGACCGACCTTACGTTTGCACAGCAGAAGTTCATGGTGGATGGAACTACGGTGACAGGAATTACAGAGTCTGTGCCTTGCGCTGACTTTGGGCTGTACTTCCAGAATAGGCTTGTCCTCAAGTATGGTGATTACCAAGTGTTGGTGAGTGACATACTAAGTGAGCAGTGCGACACAACGCTCAATAACTTTATCATCAATACCGGCGGGAACGACTCGATTGTGGGGGTGTTGCCGTGGGTGCAGGACCAGTTCTTGGTCTTCATGACTAAGAGTGTTTACGTTGTCTACGTTGATACCAACAACTTTGACATTGGCTCTCCGCCCGGAGCGCAGAGCAGCACAACTGTGGTAACAACTGAGATTGGCTGTCTGGCTAGACGTTCAATTGTGGCTGCTGGTCAGTTTGTCTTTTTCTTGTCTGCCAACGGTGTACACATGCTGACACCTCAGCTTGACCTGAAGCTGCTAGGTAACACGCTGCCGCTCAGTGAGCCAATTGCAGACTTCTTTGACACCGTAAACTACAACGCCGTTCAAAACTCGGTTGCGACCTACTTTAACAACCGCTTTTACATTGCCATGCCTACTGGCACGGCGACGAGGAACGACAAGATCCTAGTCTACAACACACTTAACCAAGCGTGGGAGTCAATTGACTATTATCCGACTGGGTTGTTCCAAGATAACTTTATCTTGTCTGCGTATATCAATCAACGAAGGTTGATGATTATCACCAACTTTGCTGGAGAAGACCAGTATGGTGGAGTATTTTTGAGCGAGGAGCAAATCGAAGGTGATGAGTTTAATACATCTGTCGTAACTCCAGTACTCCCATTTAACTTGTTTCCAGCATCTCTTCAGCCAAATGGCGAGCCAGTTAAGACTGAATCCACAATTGCTACTACTCAAAACTTCATTCACATTCCAGCATCGATAAAGACTAGGGAGTATGCGTTTGGTGGAACTTCTGAAAAACGGTTTAGCCGAGGGGAGTTTACTTTCAACAACGTACAGAACGATTTTGTGCGGATCGACACGACCACTTACGACCCAGATGCCACCGAGACGGTGCTGGAGTACAGCTTTAGCGGCAATTCAGATGGCACGCTTCGCCCCCGCATTGCAGCCCGAGGGACCTCGATTGCTTGCACTGTAAATTTCGTTGTTGGAAGACCATCCTTGAAAAGTACGGCTGTTTATGCTATAGCAGCTAATAGACCAATGATCTCGCAAGAATAACCTTATGCCAGCCCAACAAATCCAAAAAGGCACAACTTATGCAAATTACCCCAGCGTTAATTCGCAGGTAACTGCCAATAACCTCAACAACCACGTTGATGACGCCATTTTGTTGCCGGGTGCCATTTCAGCGCAAACCTCATCCACTCCTCTGGCAGATGATTACGTTATCGCTGAACGTATAGGATCGCTTTATAAATATACGCTGCAAAGCATAAGAACGTTGTTTAATAGTTTTTTTATGCAGCTTTCGGGCGCAACGGCAATGACTGGTCCGCTTATTCTGAATAACAGCAATCCAGCAACTGCAACTACAGCAGCGAGCAAAGGGTATGTTGATTCTAAGGTTGCGTCGATTGTGGGTGTTCCAACGGGCACAATTATAATGTGGGGCAGTCTGAATTTCCCAGATGGGTGGTTAATTTGTAATGGGCAATCAACGGCTCCTTACCCAGCTCTTCAGGTCTACTACCCATCAAATTTGCCCGATTTACGAGGCGAGTTTGTGCGCGGGTTAGACCAAGGCAGAGACGTTGATCCGGGGCGGGGAATGTTGTCTTTTCAAGCCCAAGACATTCAGCCGCACTCGCACCTTTACGGAGGCTTACAGGCACAGGGGTATGCGGGTGGCAATCAAATTTTAGCCACTGGCGGCACCGTTGCAAATACTAGCATCACTGGAAACACTGAAACTCGTCCGCGCAACATTGCGCTTTTATTCCTTATTAAAGCATGACCGTTGCTGAATGGGAACAACTTGTCGATACACTATATGAGCAATGCCGAAACCATCTTCAACTTCTTGGACAAGTATCCCGAGATGACGTTGACGGATATCTCAGCTTTTATGGTGTCCACGACAGTATTTATGTGGCTCGCCGCGACGGCATCATCACAGGCATCTCGACTACACATCCGGGCGTTAGCGACTTTAATTGGAAGTGGCGCAGGCAAGATGGCCTGTGGACGATCCACATGGCATGGGCAAGTGAGCCTGAAGCGGTTGCTCAAATGTTTGACCAGTTCTTTGAACGCAAATCACCAATCACGCAAGTGTGGGCATGGAGACATGATCACGCCGTTCCAATCACCACAAAAAAACTAGAAAGACTTTTATATGGGCGGAGGAGGTAAAACCCAAGTTGTACAGCAGCCAGCAGCTCCGAATTATCAGGAGTCGATGCGGTCTATTCTGCAAGCGCAGATTGATCTTGCTCCACAGGTGTATGCTCAAGAGGCAGCACTGCAACCTCAATACCAAACGCTTCAGAATCAGATTGCCAAGCAAGCTGCTGCTGGCCAAATGGAACTGTATCGAGGACTTCAGCCTGCGTATTCGCAGCTAGAAGAGGATTACATGAAGAGTCAGCAGGCTGCGCAGTTGCGCGGCTTGCAGGGGCGCGGTGGTGAATATGTTCAAGCGTTTCAGAATGTTCAGGGTGTTGGCGGGATCAACCGCGCGCTCCAACAGTACGCCCAGCAGAAACTCGGCGCTTTAGAGACTGACGGCACGTTGCTTTCTCAAGCTCAAGAAAGAGATATTAGAAATCAAAGTCTGAGCGGCTATGCAGCCAGAAACACGGCACTTAGCGCGCAGGCTAACCTTGCAGAGGTACTGAACCGCTACAACGCACGTCAGGCCCGAGAACAACAACTTGTGGCCCTTGGTACAGGCTTGGGTGGCTACTTTGCGCAACAATCAGATCCTGCGCTTAAATCGTTCTATCAGCAACCTATGTACTCAACCGCCTTTGGTGGACAGGCCGCACAGAACGCAATGATGAGTCAACAGCAGGCTGGCCCGCAGTACTTCAATCCAGAGTCACAAACTGGCATGGGGAGTATTTACGGTGCGTACAACGCACAATCGCAGTATGCCGCGGGAACAGCACAGGCAAGGGCTTCTGAACGGGCAGGCAAGAGTGCAATGACTGGACAAATTGCAGGAGCTGCCGCTTCTGCTGCCGGGTTTGCTGCGATTTGCTGGCTGGCCAGAGAGTGCTTTGGCACCGACACAAACAGATGGAAAAAATTCCGTTCAAACATGATAAAGCATGCTTCGCACGAGTTTATTGCATGGTACTTAAAGAACGGTCGAAGACTTGCAGGGGAAATTGAAAATTCAGTGCTTGCAAAGGCGGTTGGAAAACTGCTTTTAAGTGCGCTTGAATTTAAATGGACACACTAAAAATACGACTAGAAGGTGCCCAGCGGGCATGTACTCCAAGAGAAACAATTGCCAGAATGACTCCGCACTTTTATGCGGCTGGCATTACGCGAGTTAGCGAGATTACAGGGCTGGATAGGCTTGGTATTCCAGTTGCCCAATGTGTTCGACCAAACGCAAAATACCTGTCTGTTGATTCAGGAAAAGGTGCTACTTCTGAGGCTGCTATATGTAGCGCAATTATGGAAGGCTTTGAACGGCATGTTGGTGAAACAGCCAAACTGGATCACATTACAGCTCCACTTCATAAACTTGCAAATACAGAAATCCGTTTTCCTCTTTTAAATGGTGCAGTTTACAATACGCTAGTGCCAATTAAATGGTGTGAAGCCTTTGGTATACACAGCAAGAAATCAAAGATTGTACCGCATGCTGCGGCTACTCTTGAGTTGAGTGATTGGAAGTACAATTTTCTACAAACATGCTTCTACTCTTCAAGTAACGGCTTAAGCAGCGGAAACACGCTTGAAGAGGCGCTGGCAGGAGGCTTGTACGAGGTCATAGAAAGAGACCAAGTTAAGTGCGCGTTTCATAATGAACGGTCTTTAAACCGAGTTAATCTTGGGTCTGTTAAAGGCGAAGTGCTTGGATCGCTGATTGAAAAGTTGAGATCTCAGTCAATCATGCCAGTTCTATTTGACTGTACAGGAGACATAAAGATACCAACTTATACAGCCTACATTTACGATGCAGAGCAAGACATGCAAGCACACAGGGGATATGCAGCGCACTTAGATCCAGAGGTTGCTCAATGTAGGGCCATCTGTGAGGCCGTGCAGGCCCGGCTCGTGCATCTGTCAGGCAGTAGAGACGATATTAACCACGAGAAGTTTTTGAAGTACAAAACAGATCAAGCTCGAAAGGATATGGCAACTCTTGTTGCTTGGGACAAAACCATCAGCAGTACAGTTCACGAGGATTGCAGCACAGACTCATTTGAGAAAGACATCTACGCGATTTTAGACAAACTAAGCGACGCCAAGATTCCAGAACCACTTGTTATTGAGTTAAAGAATCCATATCCATGTAGTGTAGTAAAGGTTATGATCCCAACGCTTGAAGGTTACCTTAGCGAACATGTAAAGTACGGAGGGCGCATATGAAAGTGTTCATAGGACCAACTGGCAACGGAATGGACTTATCCGGGCTGACCGTGCTTCCACCAGCGCAACAGGGGGACATAGCGACTGAAGTGCTTAAAGGCCCAGATACCTTGGTTTTAATTGATGGGTACTTTACTCAGCACCTTGCCCCTTGGCACAAAGAGATTTTGTTTGCCATTGAGCGTGGGTGTCGGGTCATTGGTGCTGGTTCACTTGGGGCGCTCCGAGCTGTGGAGTGCAAACAATACGGAATGGAACCTGTTGGCATAATTGCAAAATGGTATGAAAACTATACTTGTTTGGATGATTCGGAAGTTGCCTTGGCTCATTCTTGTGCCGAAGACGGATATGTTCCACTGTCTGTTCCGTTAGTAAACATTCGGGCGACAGTTGAGGCACTTAAGGAAGATCCAGAGCTTATACAACAATGTGGTAAGATCTTCTTCATGGAAAGAAGCTGGCAGAAGATAAAGTCTGTTATTGGCGAAAAGGCAAACCTTCTTAAAGACAACTACGTTAATCAGAAGGCTATAGATGCACTGGAGGCTATACAGGTGGCAAGATCTCCCGTTAAGCCAACTCAACGCGAGAAGACAGATCAAAGTATCTTTATGACTTGCCTGCTGGCGGCTGATGTAACCGGCAAGGACGGTAAACGGCTTTGGGAAACGGCCACACTTCGAGAGGAAGCGACCGATTCTTGGCTTTTGGCTGAGTTTGCCGGAATACTTGGCATAGGAGCTAACCAAGAACAGGTTGATGAGCTTTCCAGTAAAATGTGGAAGAACCTAGGAATCAACTGTCCAGAAGATGCAGACGCTTGGCAAAAAGAAACTGGAATTACTGATGAGGCATGGAATTCGTTTGCATTTAAAGAAACAGTCAAGCAAAATGCAAGAAATTGGTTTAACGCAATAACTTCTGGCGTCGAAGCCGTCCAAATCACCAATCAGTACCAGCTTTTAAAGGGAAAATCTTATGGCAAGACCTCGTGAACTTTATAATGGCCCGGCACCACAGGCGATGAGCCAAATGGGCGCTGGCATTGCTGACGCTTATGCTAACGTGGGCCGTATTCATGGTGAAGGATACAAGGCAATGGGAGCTGGTATTGCGCAGGGGATCACCGCAGCAGCCAGTGCTTATGCAGGCTATAAACAACAACAGTCTCAGGCTAAAGCCTATGAGGGATTCTTAAATAATGAACTTGGGCAGAAGGCGCTTGGCATTAATGCAGAAACTGCTAAGGGCTACATCAAGGCAGCTAAAGACATGGGCGGCCCTGCGGCTCAAATTCAGTTTTATGAGATGGGTATTCCAAGCCTAATGAAAAGTAACCTTGGGCTTCAGGAGCAGCTTAAGCTTGTTGGCGCAAGGGCTGGAGCGGAATCAGGATTAATTGACAAGCGGCTCTCCAGTGATGTTAGCCTAGAAGGACTAAAAGCATTACTCGGAACAGGAACATCTAGGGGGACTAGCGGCACTGGAGCATCTCCTATTTTGCCATCGTTAGTTCCATCCGGTGGACCATCTGGCGCAGCATTTGGCGACCCAAGAAAATTAAACTTAGGGATGGGAGCAAGCTGGACTGGACAATAATATGGCATCTCAAAACTTTTTAGACGATCCATACATTAAAGCTGCTTTAGCGCAAAAGCAGCAGCAAGATGCTGCTATTCAACAACAACAGCAGGCCTATTACGGTAGACTTGCGGAGATAGACAGAGGGAAAGCTGCTGCCTTGTCGCAGTTGGAGTCCTATGCCTCTACATTGCCTGAAGCAGTTAGGGCTGGAGCCGGGGTGCAATGGGAGTTAAATGCAGAGAAAAAGCGACTTCAAAGGCAGGCTGAACTTGCAAGGCTAGAACTTAGCCCAGATGCAAAAGGGGCAGACACCATGCGTGGTATTATTAAGGACAAGTACCCAGATGCCGAACTTGCTCGCTACGAGGATACCAAGGAATACAATCAAGCTTACGATAGGTTTACCCAAATCTCCAACAAGTTTAACGTAGCTGATATTCTTAATCTACAGCTTAAAACATTTGGGGAAGATCTAGTGCAAGCAAAAGAAGCTGATGCAAGGGGCGACAAGGAGACTGCTAACTTCTATAGGGAAAGAGCAAGAAGTTATGGTGTTGCACAGCTTAGTCAAAACTATGCAAATGCTTTAAATCCTAATGCCCAGTCACGCGATGAGTTTACTCGCGCAGCAGAGCCGCTTATAGATGCACCTTTGGTTTTAGGTCAAGGAGGTAGCATTAAGCAGGTACTTGGAACAGCTTGGTCAAAGTTTAATAACCCCAAAGCTACTGAGGCAGACAAAGCTGAAGTGCGCGCTTCTTTGGCAGCAATGATTGGAGACTCGTTAAGAGCAGATCCTGAACGGTGGTATCAAACTGCACAGCAAGGAAATAAGGACTTTCAAGCTCAAAAGGAAAGGTTGTATCGAGAACAGATTGTCAGCAAGGTAGGACCACATCATGCAGAGGTAATGGGGGCACTAAAGCCTGTTGTGTATGATCCTCTTGCTGATTACATGGCTAAAGGGGCGCAAGCTCCTAAGCGAGGCTTTGGAATGGTAGAACAGCCTATTGATCGGTCTGGATCATTTACTCTTTCCACTGGCGCAGGATCGACAATTCCGATGCAGTCTGGCACTATGCAAGCTGGAACCATTCAGCCCGGAACAGTGTCTGGTGGCACAATGGCACCAACATCTCGTCCTCGCACTAAATTTACAGTTCTTCTCCCTCAATAAAGATGCCTCAAGACCCTTCTCAGCCTCAAGTAGCCTCTGGATACTACCCTGCTGACGGGGGTTATTCTGCTCCAGAACAGTACGCTTCCGTACCAAACCAGAAGATTATCCCTGCTGGATCTATCATTACGCTTCCGTATCACAACGGAAAAGACGGCAAGCCAATTCAGATTAGACTAGAGCAAGACGCCCTTGAAGATGATCTTCAGGCTGATCTTGATGCTCAGTTCCCAAAGACTGCTCAGAACATTGCATTAGAGATGATGCAGCCCGGAGCTGCTCCTGTAAGTCAGGAAGACTTTGATTTTGTTCTTGAGCAGTCCAAAGTGATGCAGCAGGCAAAAGCCTACAGGGACAAGGGTGATAACGGGATGATGGCAAAGCTGGAGGATGTTGTTCCTCATGCGCTTAAGGGTTTGTATGAAGGTGTAGTGGCAGTTGGAGAAGCTGGTGCAATAGCACTAAATCCATTCAATACATTTAGGCAGCAAATTAACGCTTTAGGCTCTATTGTAGAGGGTGGTATTCGGGGAACTGAGTCTTTGGCAGATACAGGCAAGATGTTGTTTAACTTGTCCACAGGTGACAAGTATGGAGCTTACGTCGCATTGAAAAATATGCAGGCTCAGGAAGAGATCTACAAACGAGGTGGCGGAACACTGCCGCTCGATCCTGAAGCTGCTGCTCAAGCAAACAAGATCAAGAATGTATTGGATGCCACAGTGTTAATGCCCGGAGTTGGTAAGTTGCTTGGGAATGTGGGCAAGGAAGCTGCGGTTCAAACTGTTAAGGATATTGCAGAGCAAACTACCGTTGGTATTGGCCGTAAGATTATTTCCAAAGCAGCAGATTGGGCAGGATCTGCTGGCAGTGAGATCTTGGAAGGGGCTATAAATAAGTACGGGAAAACAGGTGCGACTTTGGCTGCTGGAGGTGGGATAGCCGCTGGCATGAGAGAAGATGGCGGAATACTTACTGGCATAGGCACTACACTTGGTTTACTTGCTGCCCCTAAAGCGGCTGGACTAGGGCTATCTACTTTAAAATGGGCAGGGAAGATTGCTGGCGCGGATGCAGCAAGTGAAGTGATTGCTCAAGGTCTAAAGGAAGCCGCTGAAGCTGGCACAAAAGAATCCACACTTAGAGCAGTTGCCAAGGTATTGCCTTCAGATCACGCAATGCGTGCATTCGGTCAGATTGCAGACTCAAGCATCAACGGTGCGCTTATTGGTGCTGGCATATCTGGTGTGCAAGCAGCCGCAGATCCGTTTAACACTGGCGAAGATATTAAGGCACAAGCAAAAGTTGGAGCTATGGCCGGGGCCGCAGTTGGTGGATTAGTGGGCACAGTCCCAGCAGCAATTGAATACAGCCCAGCAGGACGCAACCGTGCGTTTGTGCGCGAGATGGCGAAGGATATTGCTGATCGCCCCGAGAACCGCAGCTTTGTTGTTGGTGATACAGAAGTCACTGTTCCTGATGTTCAGAACAGAATTAACCTTCTCAACAACGAAAACATGTCCACAACGGACAAGGCTCGCATCTTTGCAATCCTTAAGAGTGCAGAGTTCTCTGGCAATGACGTTGGGTTCATTGACAACTCTACCGTGCTGCCTGAGTCGTTAGGTGGCGTTGGTGAGGCAATGGGCAAGGGAGTGCGGATTACTCCAGGCTATGACGGCAAGCGTTCTACCATCTTAATCAACGTCGATCAGATTAACCCAGCAAGTGCAGTCGAGGAAGTCACTCATGCGTTTGTTGGCCGTGAAGCTGGCAAGAAGATCATCTCTGACTTGATTGTAGATCGCGGAGGGTTGTCTGCTGCACTTGATCCGCTTATTCAGCTTGGTCAGCGATATTATGATACTCAGGTGCAGGGCAATCCGCAGGCTGCTGCTAAGTTTGGCAGAGATCTTGCCATTGCTAAGGACGTTAATCTTCCACCAGAAGTACGGCAACAAGCGGCAATCACACTAGCTGAAGAGTGGGCAGCAAACGGAGTTGGTGAATACCTTAAGAATGAAGATCCAACTGTCTTGCAGGTTGGCCGAGGCAACCAGAACTTTATTGGAGACATCATCCGCAAGGGACTGTTTGAGATCAACTCTGGCCTTAATCTTCAGCCTTCAGCTCCAACTCGCGACCCGATTACTGGCTTCTACTACAAAGATGGCAAGCTAATCAATGACCCTGTTCTTTCTGGTATTGCCCAGAAAATGAAGAATGCCATCCTTTACTTCGATAAAGGTGATGGACGCTACTTCCCAGTTGATCGACCCGGCGCACCAGTTAAGCAAAGGGCACGGAAACCGTCTCCGGCAGAAGAGGCTGGAATCCAGATCAACGATAAGCTGCCTGATGGCACGCAGGTAACTGGCACTCGTCCAGAACCTCGGTATGAAGATACTCATGCGGTAGATCAGAAGAGTGGCGCGAAGGCTGGGTCTGAGACAAAAAAGTCTGACAAGGACAAGTATCACAACATCACATTTCAGCAGTTTGCCAAAATTACTGGTGAAAAAGTTTTCGATCCAGAGATGAGTGGACTTGGTGTTTACTTCGGCAACACCACTAAAATAAAGCCGGGATCTCCGATTGTTTATAGCAAGTACTTGGATAATCAGCAGCTTGAAGGTCTGTTTAACATTCAGACACACCATGGGAAGCCGTTAATTGCGCCAGAGAACAGAGATGCTGTTGCTCGTTTTAATCAAGCCGCAAAGGACGGAAGCCTAATTGTCGTTGATTACGACATGAACATTGGCAAAGAGACAAGTGAACGAAGCTACGCATTTAGTGGACAGCAAGTCGTGCTGCCGCTTGGTATGCAACAAACCCAAAAGGGTGGCCCTATTGGCGGAGTCTTCAACCTCAGTCTTCTGAACGATGTCATCAACTATCAAAGGCTTCTTCCCGGAATGGAGAAGATTGATGGTGCGCTGGCCCAGTTTGGTATCAACACGCTTAAAGACCTTGTTCCAATCGTAAAGACTCACATCGAGAACTATTCAGCAGCAGGGGCGCTTCCAGGTGCAGATGCACTTAGAGCAGCGTTTCCACAGGCAAGCAAGGAAAGCGCAACAATCCTTCGTGACCTACTGCATTTGTCTGCTGGCATTGAGCCAAGGAAGGCATTTCCTTCTGAGAAGAGAATTAATGAACCATTCATAGGTTCTGTTGCTGAACTGCCAAAGCGGCAGGTAACAGCATATAACGTCAAGGGTGAGGCCCGTCAGGCTGCGATGGCTCGCGAGAGGAGTGTCTCCAATGACATTCGACTCGATGGTATCCGTAACGTACAGCTTTACGCTGATCCTAATGGAATGCCAGTCAACGTGAATGTTGACCTTGCAAGGTTTGTCCCAAATCAAAGATCTAACTTCAGCCCATCAACCTCCATATCCGAGACACTCGGAGACAAGAGGGTTGTTACTGACCCGGAAACGGGGCGCAGAGCATTCATCCAGCCTAATGGTAAAACAAAGGTATACGGTAAAGATGGATCTTTGACTGGCATCTACGAGGATTTTATCGAGGCGCAGACTAAGTTAAACCAAGCTGACATCCGCTTCTCTCCACGCAGTCCAGCAGCAATCGCAAGGCAAGCCGAACAGGCAAAGGCTATGCGTGCAAGAATGGAGGAAGAGGCTCCAGTGCGGATCATGACCGAATGGTTGGCGTCTGCTGGGCAGGCAAAGCAAGAGGCAATGCCAAAGCGAGCCGAACCACAGCGTGCAAAGGGCAAGATTAAGCCGTCCATTGTAGAGCAGGCAGCGGTTGAAGCTCAAAGTGAATTGCTAAGGAAGGCTGAATCGTTTGCTGGATTCTCGCAGCTTACTAAGAATCAAAAGGCACAGTTCCTTAAAGACGCAGCAGAAGCGCAAAACGGAATTGCTAGACAAGCTCTCGATAGGATCGCTACACAGCAACAACAGAAACTTGGTGGCAAAGCCGTTGCTAGAGCTGCTGGAATGGGCGAGTTATCCGAGAAAGAGATGGCGCTGTTTAAGGCTGATGTTGAGCGAGCCTTGGCTGAACGTGATGCGCCATTCTTGGATGTTGAAGAAACCCGAGAGATTCTTCGCAAGAAACCAAGTAAGAGAAAGCAGGTTGCTCCTGTTGAACTTGAGGCCATAGCAAGGCTTGAAGTTGCTCCTTCTTTTGTACGTAGAGATCTTGGCCCAACACCAAGACCAACGGCACCCGGCACATATGCTGGCTTTGAGGCTTTGAGTGCTGTTGGCCTTCCAAGGGAAGCTGCGCCAGTAAGGCAAGTGATCTCTCCACGGGTTGTCAACTTGCTTGGCACTAACCCAACAAAGGCGATGTCGCGTATTTTGGGAGAACTTGCAAAACAAGCCGCTGATAGGCCTGATTTGCTTAGAACCAAGCCCACTGAGTCAATGGCAAGAATCCTTGCAGAGCTTGCAAAGAAATCTTCTGAAATGCCCAAGCGCGAGCCAGCCAAGATTGATGCAACTACATATTTACCAGAACCAACTGTAGATATTGTCACTCCAATTGATGAACCTCGGTTACCATCGAACATGATCGTGACCCGTACTCCAAAGGGCAACTTCCAGCTTTACGTCGTGACAACGGCTGGCAAGCTGTCTGCCGAAGGACTGTACAACAACTACCGTGACACCCTGCAAAGGGCTCAAACCAAATACCAAAAGAAATATGCCACTCGTTAAATCTCCATCCGATAAAGCCTTTACTGAGAACCTTCGCCGCGAGCTGGGAGCTGGGAAGCCACAGAAGCAGGCAGTTGCTATTGCCTACCGCGTACAAAAAGATGCTGCGCGTCAGCAGCACGCAAAAGCAGCAAAACGCAGATAATTGCCAAAAAAGGCTTGCAGGTCTTTTTGTTGCGGCTAGGTTTGCTCCACATCTTCATGGTGAGGATGTAAACTAGAAAACAACAAAATGACTCAAATCAAAGACTTAGAACAATTAGCACCAAACACCGCAATCGCGGAAATGGTACTCGGGGTAAAAGCTGTTTACCCTCCTAAAAGCCCAAAGGCACCCTACAACTTGGTGGTGTTCGACTCCACGGGTGAATCCCGCCTTGCCGCATGGAGTGACGTTGACCTGTCTGACTACAAGGGTGGCCGTATCACGGTGCGCAGTACGGCAGGCAAGCGAGGGCTTGATGGCCTGAATGTAGTGTACAGCGAGTACAACAAGCGCAACGAACTCAAACTTGGCAAAGCTGGCCAGATCTTCAATGATGCTGAACTGCAATTGCAAGGTGGAAGCACGGGGCCAAGTCCTGCGGTAACCAGCAAGAGTCCCATTGTGGCCCCATCTGCGGTCAGCCCAAAGGCGTTCATCTTCCAGAATGCTCAGTTGATGGTCGAAGCCATCAATGCCGCACAATGGGTAGCAAAGCAAGTTGAGGCTCTTAGCCCGGAACATGTTCAGGCTATTGCCACTTCCTTGTACATCAGCGCCGAACGCGCAGGCATGGCAAGGCAGTTCCCTCAGGCCGAGAAGAAGGCAGAAGTTAAACCTGCTGCCCCAGCAAAGAAGGACGACGAAGATGATCTTGGATGGTAATATGGAACGACTCATCAAAACAGCAGAAGTTGCCCTACGATTGGGGCTGGAACCAAGCATCGTCCTACGATTGGCGCGTGAAAAGAAAATCCCACACTTCAGGTATGGCCCTCGTACTTTGAGGTTTAAGGCGAGTGATGTTGATAAGTACCAAGCCAATGCCAAAAAAGATCAACTCCCGCGCGAAGGGGTGTAGGGGCGAACGACTGTGGCGTGATGTCCTCCGTGAGGAGGGCTTCACTGCCCGTCGAGGCCAGCAGTTCTCAGGTGGCACAGAGTCACCTGATGTAATCTGTGATGAGCTTAAGTCCCTTCACATGGAGGTTAAGTTTGTCGAGCGGCTCAACCTTGAGCAGGCTTGCGAACAGGCTGACCGGGATCGCGGCGTTAAGCCGTACATCGTTGCTCACAAACGGAATCGGTCTGGTTGGAAAGTGACGATGGATGCCAGTTTATTTTTTGCCTTGCTCCGTGATGGCATGGAGTGCTTGAAAGGTGAGTGGCTAACCAAGCCATAAGACTTTGCTGACAACTAGCGGTTTCTGTTGACGCGGGGGCCCGTTCCATAGGTGAAAGCAAAAAGCCATCTGTAGGCGTTAAGGTAGCTGCAAATGCCTTAGCAATCAGACAGGGGTGCGACTGTAACGCACACTTTAACAAAGAAAAAACAATGAAAAAACAAAGACACTTAGTGGAGATTCCAGAGGAAGTAATTACTGCCGTGACGATTGTCCGGCAAACTGATGGGCAAGTAGGCGTGATAACGTCAAAGGGTCAGCCCGGCATGATGGAGGTTATGACGTTAACCTTCGGTGTGTTCTGTTCGTTCCTGAAGGGAGCAGAAGAGCAAGGCGTAAACGAGATGTCGCTTATCCGTGAATCATTTTCAGACTTCACACTTGAGGAAATACTTGAACAGCTTGTGAAAATCGCCGTCTTGGTTGAGCAGGACATGAAAGGAGAAAGCAATGATTAAACTTCGCATCACCACCGCAGGCGGCACCAAGATCGAACTCGATATTCCAATCGACGATTCTACGCCAGCTTCCATCCAGTCCGCTGTACCTTATCAGCCGGAACCCGTGACCCCTGTAGAAACGGCCACAGAAACGCAGGACGCGGTAGTTCGTTTGTTCGATGAGCCAACGCCTGTTCAACCAGCAACGGACCTTGAGGAGGCAATGTGGAAATACAAAACCTCGCCAACCTTTCCGTCGAACAAGGATCTTGAACCTATCGAAAACGAAAGAAGGGATGGGGAAAAGGGGGAAGATGGTAGGATAGGGGGTGTGGGGGAAAGGAAGGAAGATGGGGAAAAGGGGAAACCCGAGCGTTTGGATACGCAAAACATCTTTACGATTACTTTCGACTGCAAAAACGGATGCTACTGCCCACCCACAAAATTAACCAAAAGCTACATCGAGCAGTACGGCGAACAGACGGTGTTGCAGGAGTACTTCCAAGCACAGGCTTGGCTGCTTGCAAACCCAACACGGATGAAGACCATTAAGGGCACTGGCAGGTTCCTTAACTCTTGGTTGCGACGAGCAAGGAAGTTTGCCATGCAAAATGTTCCAGCCCGTGTTCACCAGAAAGCAGATAATTTACTGAGCAATGCAAACACGCAAACAGAAGGGTGGTAACCCAACGCCGGATCTTGAGTTCTGCCGTGCAGAGGAGGCCGAGAAAGGACTTGTCAGTATCATCCTGAACAACCCGGACGAGGCGTTGCTAAAGATAACTGAAGCAGCCTTTAGCGTTGCTGACATCTTCGACATCCAACTCCGAAACATTGCAGAGATCACCCTCCAGCAGGCGGCTCAAGGTAAGGCGACTGACATCCGCGTCATCTACGAGCTGGCACGCAAAGATACTCATCTGGAGTTTTATCAGTTGAGTGACTTGTACACAGCCTGTCCGATCTTGTCGCTCGCTAGTGAGTTCATCGAGCTAACTCGTACAGCAGCAAAGCGCAGGACTATGCAGATAGTATTGCACAACGCACAGACGGATATCCGATCCGGGGACTTGAATGAGTTCCTTACAGGACTAGTGGCAGTATCGGAAGGAGTGCAAAATGAGATTGCTCCTCCTAAAGTGCTTGACACTAAAGCTCAATTAATGGAGGCAACTACACGCTATGAGACTGGTGATGACAACAGCACCAGAATCAGAACCGGCTTTCCAGAGATTGATAACATGACACCGATGCGCGAAACAGATTTGATCGTCGTTGGTGGCGAAACAAAATCAGGGAAAACAACTTGGGTACTTAACGTAATCGCAAACATAATCAAACATGAAATTAGTCAACTTAACGCCGCACAAAATTAACATCACCGGGTACGGTGACATCGAACCATCAGGCACAATCCCGCGCAGCCACTCGTACCTCTCGCAGGTAGACTCCGTGGAAGGCATCCCGATCATGCTCTCCACACAGGGAGACGTATCAAATATGCCTCCTGCAAAAAAAGGCGTGCTATACGTTGTGAGTTCGTATATCCGTGAATGCCTGCCGGAACGAGCAGACCTGCTTAGTCCGTCAAAACTGATTCGTGATCAGGGTGGTAACATAATTGGTTGCGGAGCATTACAAGCCAACAACAGCTACAAGAAATGAAAAAAGAACTAATCCTAGACCTAGAAATGAACCAGTACAGAAAGCTCGACGGGCTTTCTAAGCATCAACTTGACGCATTTAGCGTGTGTCCAAGTTATTACAAGTGGCGCGGAACTCAGGAGTGGAAGCCATCAAAGGAGATGGAACTCGGCACTTGCATCCATTCACTTGCTCTTGAGGGGCGCGTGGACTATGTGCAGGCACCAGAGGAAATCAATCGCAAGACTAAAGCCGGAAGGGAAGAGTGGCATGACTTCTGTTTCGAGAACCAAGGTAAGATCGTCGTTAACGCCGAGGAAGCCGCAAGGATTGAAGGTGCAGTCAAAGCCTGTGAACCTCTACTTAACATGATCTCTGCAAAGAAGATCATTGAGGGGAGCATGTTCTGGGAGCGCGGCGGGATGCAATGCAAGGGCAGGCCAGATGTCATTACTGAGATCAAGGGCAAGCCAGCAATTGTGGATCTAAAGACCACAAGCGACATCATGCGCTTTGACAGCAAGTTCTTTAGCCTCAAGTACGACCGCCAAGCAGCTTGGTATGCGTATGGGCTAAAGCAGATTCACGACCTTGATGAAGTGGACTTCTACTTCCTTGTGGTAGACACCGAAGAGCCGTTCTTGGCTCAGTGGGTTAAGCCAGATCAAGAGGTTCTGGATAGCGCAAACGTGAAGCTAGACCTTGCTGTTGCAGGACTTAAGCATTGCATAGAGCAGGATGTATGGCCCGGACTTCCAACCATTAGAACGATCAGTAAACGCTCATGGGACTAGACTACATCGTCTTCCGCAAGACGACCGTCATTGCAGATGTGAAGCTCCCAAGGCCGAAGATTACCAATGACGTTGTCTTCCGTGGAACCAAGGAAGAAGCATACAAGCATCTCGAAGAGATCGAGAAGCTGCCACAGAACCAGTCAAGTGATGTGATCCAAGTGGATCTCAAGGTGGTCAAGTACGATGGACAGAAGTCAAACACATCAGCAAGACCTGGAAACGGGAAACGATAATGTGGATATTACCGAAATCACTCATATCTCGCTTTGCTCTGGGTACGGGGGAATTGACCTCGGACTTAAACGAGTGTGCCAAAATTTGCGAACAGTCGCTTACTCGGAGATCGAAGCATACGCTTGCGAGGTATTACTTGCGCGAATGGAAAGCGGGGCGCTTGATGCGGCTCCGATATGGAGCGATCTCAAGTCCTTCCCTTGGGCAGAGTTTTCTGGAAAGGTGGATATCTTGTCTGGAGGCTATCCCTGCCAGCCATTTTCATCCGCCGGAAAACGAATTGGAAAAGATGACCCAAGACATTTGTGGCCTTGGATTGCAAAAGGAGTTCGCATTCTCAAGCCAAGAGTTTGCCTATTTGAAAACGTCGAAGGACATATTACGCTGGGACTCTCCACTGTTGTCAGTGATCTGGAAGAAATGGGTTATTCGGTGTCGTGGGGAATATTCTCGGCGGCGGAATGCGGGTCGCCACAACAGCGCAAAAGGGTCTTTATTCTGGCCCACGATAAGAGCAAGCGAGTCGAATGGTTGCGGGCCTCTTGGAAGCAAGAGTCATCAGCATATGAGCAAAAAGAAGTATCTTTGTGCAGTAGCACAAGAACGGATTGGTCAGACGGGACGACTGAACCCATCTTGGTGCGAATGGCTGATGGGGGTTCCAGTTGGGTGGACAGAATGCGGTTACTCGGAAACTCCGTAGTGCCTGCTTGTGCGGAATTAGCGTTTAAAACATTACTAAAAAACACATTAAATGAAAAAAGGAATAATGATAGTGAGTCTGGAAATGTCTGCCCAGCAGATCATTGATAGACTTGTAGCCAACTTAGGTGAGGTATCTTTGCGCTCTCTGGCGGAGGGCGTGAAAAGCGAGGGCGAGATGCGGGGTGTGTTCAAGGCTATGAACGCACTCAATAAGGTGCCGATTGTGATCCGTGATGATCTGCATGATATCGCGTCCATAGTGGCAGCAGCGCGAGCGATGGGTAAGTCAAAGGACGGACTGAAGATCTTGTTTGTTGACTATATCCAACTAGTGCGCTGTGACCTGACAAGCCACAAGGACATCACCCGTGAGCGTGAGGTGGCCGAGGTTAGCCGCAGGTTGCGTTTGCTGGGCCTTGAACTTGGGTGCGTGATATTTGCCATTACGCAACTTAATGAGCAGGGCAGGGCACGCGAGAGCCGGGCAATCGGACAAGACGCGACTGCGGTTGTGATCGTCAAGCTCACGGAAGATGCTGGAGAGCGCGAGATTAGCATCCCTATTCAACGCTCAGGCCCATCGGGCGTAAGCACCAAGCTAGGCTTTTCAGGCAGGCACGCAAAGTTCTTCTCTCTACCAAAATGAGCGCACAAGTCATCGATAACCTGATGGAGCAAATAAAAACCTTGCGACTGCAACAACAGATCGATATAGGTGAAACTGTCGGTAAACTAACAAACGAAATCAAATATATGGAAACACAAATCAATCAATACGTTGAGGCGCACAACAGACAAGCGCAGGTAATCGCGGATCTGCGATCCACCTTAATCATGTACAGGCACTTAACCTCGAAGTCACAGGAGTGCATCGAACAACTGGCGCAGCGGTTGCGTTACCGCACCCCGGACGACATGTCCTCGTTCCCCGGAGATCGAGCAGCCCTACTGGATGCAGACATGGTTCTGTCTCAGATCTACAAAACCTTCCAAGCGGAGCAGGCGTAACATGAGATCACAAGAAGACATTCAGCTAATCAAGGCGCTGCAATTTACCGTAGAAAGTCTGCAGGCAAATTTTGATGCCTTAATGAAGGATTATGATGCGGCTCACGCTGAAGTAGAGCAACTCAAGCAAGCTCTACACGATGCAAGGCTGGAGAATAGCGGACAGGCGGCATTGCTTGAGCGGAAGCAGCATATCGGTAAAGTTACCGAAATGGTCAGGCCAGAACCGTCACGGCTTGAGATTGCGGCGATGGCAATGCAGGGCCTACTTGTAAGTTCGGAATATCCTAAATCAGTAATTGTAACAGATGCTGTATGGTGCGCTGACAAGTTAATCGCGGCAGCAAAGGAGGGGAAATGATACCAGACTACATCATCGAACAAATGGAGTCAGAATGGGAAAAGGCCTCTGCTCGCACAGAGAACTTCATGCAAGAGATTGAGAATGCCCCTTTTTCTGAAGGCATCAAAACAAAAATGATTATGGCATTAGAGCTTACCATTGAACTACTGGTAGAAAACGAGAAGTTGCATCGCGAAATAAAGTATGGGCCATGTGTTCCGATTGGGAAACTACTGAAGAAAGGGAAGAAATGAAACTCATCCAAAACAGACTGCCATTTTGTACTGCATTTAAAGCTCTACTCAACGAGCCGCACAAGATTGGCATCAGGTTGCCTATGTGGAGGGGCGCGTATGTTGGGCTTCTTAGGTGCCAACGCAAACTAGACATGAAGAACGGCAAGACATTGGAGAAGCTCTATTACACAAGCGATCCTGCCGATCTGAATCCACGCTTAGGTGCAGACGAACTCTTGTCAGAAGAATGGGAGACTTACGAAGTATGACCGACGAGAAGTCAATACGCGACAAGGTGCATCAGTTAACTGACACGCTACTTAGACTGGAGCGATATTTGGATTGTGACGCACAATGTCAAGTTTACTGTGGGCAAATAAACAATTGGAAGGGAGAGGTAAAAGACTCGCTTTCAACAATGAACGATCAAATAAAAAACATACTAGAACAACTAAAATGACCGACGAACAGATTAACGACCGGATCACGGAAATAACAGGCTTATGGGATCACCCATACAGTTCTGATACACGGAAAGCGATGGACTTTTGCAATGACCTCAACGCCATGCATGAGGCGGAGAAAGTGCTTGATATCAAGCAGGTTGAATTATTTGCGGACATAATGTACAATTTGTGTGTAGAGGGAAAAGTAACAACGCCAAACCGACTGGGTTGGAGATTTGCTCTTCTCAACGCCACAGCTCGCCAACGGGCAGAGGCATTCCTGCGGACACTAGGTAATTGGGAGGAGGATAAATGACAAGATACAGAGAAGATAACCAGTCTTCGCCGCAGGACAGTACTACCTGCATCTGGTGTGGTGAAGTTATTCCGGCTCAAGAGGGGCGCTGGCACATCTCCATTCAAAGAGAAGACTTTGATGACGAGTACAAGGCTTACCTGCACTACGATTGCCATAGGGCCATGTACAAGTACCGGAAGTCAGTCAACTACGAGCGCCAGTTCCCGCCACATTTCATGCATAGAGGTGAGTGGGAGATAAGAATGGAGGAACAGAAATGACCGACAAAGAAATCAAAGAAGCCATAGCTGACTTGCGGATGCTGTGGGGTGACGTTGAATGGTGGGAAGAGCAGGGACTCTCCCGTGTTAGGCCAACACTTAAAGCCGCTCTCGATGCCGCTGAACAGCTTAAGAAACAGGCTCACTACTGGGCTATGGTAGCCAAGTCAGGGAATTAAACATGGAATCATTTACAGAAATATTCATGTACGTTTGCGTACATTTGGCTGCTGCTGCCGGAACCGTTATAGTGCTGGCGATGGCAACGATGATGATCAAACTACTGATCGAGGGATGGAAAGAGAGATGAAGATCAACGCCTGCCCATTTTGCCAAAGCAAAGATGTGATAGTGCATAAAGCGCCTATCGGGTTTGATTACTCTGTTGGGTGCAATTCTTGCGATGCGCTAGGCCCATCTGAACAAGAGGCTAAATTTGCAGTAAAGTCTTGGAATAAAGGCACTCCGAGATGGAGTAAAGTCTTTGAACTTGAAGCTCAAATAGCCGAATTAAACAAAAAATTAAACACGGAATTAAACACGAAATGAATGCGTGTCTTTATGGGAGCTTTCAAAAATAGACGGACACTATGGATTCACCGAGTTGAGCTTCGCAGTGAGATTGCCCCACTTGATTTTAGGATGGCCCGGTACATCGAGGCTT